GTTGGAAAATGGAACGCACAATGGATGCAAGAGCCAACTTCTGAAGAAGGAGCACTAATTAAACGAGAATGGTGGCAAAAATGGGATAAAGAATTTTTACCAGACGTTACTTACATCATTCAAAGTTATGATACCGCTTTTTTAAAAAAAGAGACTGCTGATTACTCTGCAATTACTACTTGGGGTATTTTTTATCCAGAAGAAGGCGGCAAACCAAATATAATTTTGTTAGATGCAATAAAAGAGCGTTATGAGTTTCCAGAACTGCGTCGTGAAGCTCTTGAGCAATATAAATACTGGGAACCGGACATGGTTATTGTCGAGCAGAAGGCATCCGGTACTCCACTGACCCACGAATTAAGACAAATGGATATTCCAGTTCAGACCTTTACTCCTAGCCGAGGAAATGATAAGCATGTAAGAGTAAATTCTTGTGCACCGTTATTTGAGGCCGGATTAATCTGGGCTCCTGACGAACAATTTGCAGAAGAGGTCATTGAAGAATGTGCATCATTCCCATATGGCGATCATGACGATTTGGTTGATAGTATGACCATGGCCATCATGCGATTCAGACAAGGAGGTTTTTTACCCCATCCTGAAGATTATGAAGATGATATACAACCAACACGTAAAAGAGAATATTATTAATGTCAAAATTACAAGCTGCAGAAAAAACATTTGAATTTTTTTTTAACAGATTAGTTAAAGGTTATAAATCTGTCATGGGTAGAGAACCAGAAGGTTTAGATTTAATTAAAATTAGACAAGAAGCTAAAACAAAACAAATAGATGCAAACAAAGTTGTAGAAGTACAGTTTGGTAAACCTTTTGGTGAAGAAGTTAATGCATTAATTAAAAGTGGTGATGTTAATATAGGCACCGCTGATAAAACTCCTGCTTACACACCATCTAAATCACAAAGTGATTTTGAAATCCAAACAAAAATAGAATCAGATAATGCAAAAGCAATAGAAGCTTTTAAAAAAAGAAATCCAAAAGATGACATGGCAACTGGCGGACGTGCTGGTTATTACGGCGGTGGTGCAGCGATGGTAGGCGAAGATTTGTCAGAGATTGGCCATGGTTCGGATTCCTTGATGGCAAGAAACATGCANCTTGCTCCAAACAGTATGGCAACAACGTCAACAGGATTAAATTATTTATTAGGTCAAGACAACGACACAGCTAGAGTTCCCTATGTTAAAGGTAAACTTGTAAAAGGAGCCGTAGACAAAGGTCGTAGAGGATTTATGAAAGCTGCTGGCGTAACGACTGCTGGTATAGCTGCACTTAAAACAGGATTATTAGGATTTGGAGAAAAGGTAGCTCCGGTCGCTAAAGAAACTGTAGAAGCTGCAACAAGTGCTATACAAGGTGTGCCACCTTATTTTTTTAAGCTAGTTGAAAAAATTAAAAACTTTGGTGTTGATACACCAAAACTTGCAGTAAAAGATAGAGAAAAAATTACAACCTATAAAGATTATACATTGACTGAAGATGTAACAACAGGTGAAAAAACAATTCAAAGACAAAGACCAAGTGATTCTGACTACTACGATGGAATGTTTAATGAAGAGGTTTACATGAGTTATAGACCTGGAAAAGGTCAGATTGATGAAACAACTGGAGNTAAAAATATACCAGNTGAATATACAGAAGATACTTCATACATAAGATCTACCGGTAGCGAAGCTGGCGATATCTTTAACACGGTTGATGGTATTCCAGATACTGTACTTGAAGAAGCAGGTGAAAAAATTATTGAAAAAAAAATAAAAAGTTCTCCTTTAGATAAAGCAGACGGTGGTAGAATTGGTTATGGTAAAGGCGACATAGTTACAAAAGGAGGTCCCGCTTTAATAAAAGCAGGAGAAGGTATGTTTACTAAAGCCCAATATCTTATTGAGAGAATAAAAAATACTATTAAAGGAAGTCCTGATGACAAATATGTTCAAGAGACTTTCCCTAATTTTATAAAAGAATTAGAAGCTAACCCAGATCTTGCTAAAAATGAAAATGTATTTAAAGAATTGGGTGGTGATTTACCCGATAATCAACAGATCGTCGTCTATGGTGATGACACCCTAGATTTCTTTACAACAAGCAGTGGTCCAAAGAACATTAAAAAATTAGAAAATTTTATGGCAAAACACAATCTGCCTAAAGACCAAGCTCTTAGAATTATGAAAATGGAACCTAATGATCAAGTTATGGAATTAACAAAAACAAAATTCCTAAAACAAAAAAGAACAGATAACGCATCAGGTGGCCTAGCAACTATGTTAGGCGAATAATGGATATCAAAGATTACGCACAAATGATGAGATATCTTACACGTCCAAGAGACGTGGTCCCTGATCCAAGCGCCATGGACCAAGAACCACGGAACATGTACGCCAACGGTCAGTTAGTACAAAACACGGTTGACGGATCACGACCCGGGTATAATGGTGATAATAGATTTAGCANTCCAATAAAAACTAATACTGCAGATTTTAAAGATCGTAAAGGTCGTGAAACAAAAGCACAATTAAACGATAGGTACAAAATTAATTTTAAAAAATTAAAAGACATTCCTTCTGAGTTTTCAGGTATTCAATATTATAAAACGAAAGCAGATGCCACCCAAGCTTTAAAAGATAAACAAACATATATTAAAAAAACCGCAGAAAAAAAACAAACTGCACGAAACGAATTGAAACCTGAGTCTGAACCAAATTTTTTTGAAAGACGAGTAGGTCCACTTGAAAGTGTAGAAGGTCAACCTAATATAAAAAAAATAACTTATGAAATAGTTGAAGGTAGTAAAAATCAAGCAGAAGATAAAATTAAAAGAACAGGAAAATTTGTTGAAAAATATGTAGCAAGAATTATTAACACTACAAAAGAAAAAGGAAAAAAACAGAGAGGTGCAAAAGGACAACCAGTAGATGTTAAATATGAACAAGTTCTTTCAAGCCCACCAAGTGAAGATATTAATGATGCTATTAGAGCTAGAGATGAGTTTAGAGTTAAAAACCCAGAAAAAATTCCTGGAACACAAAAAGATTTTCAAGACAAATTAAAAAAATTATGGGATAATCCAAAAATTAAAAACATATTTAATACAAGCACTCCGAGTGAAGAAGAAATTAAAATTGTTCAAAATATTTTAGGAAACAATACAACAGAAAGACAAGCTCAAAATGCGTTGGCTCAATTAGGTGATGTTCTGTCTCCCACTGGATCAAGATCAGTTCCAGGAATTAATAAAATAGACCCTATGAAAGCAGATGCTTTTTATGATTTTCATAAAGGTAAAAAAATAGCCCAAGAAGTTGAAGGCATAAAACTAGGTGAATCTGTTGGAGAAAAAAGCACAGAAAGATTAAGACAAGATATTCAAAGAGAACTACCTTTTGAAGGAGGTGCAGAAACTTATTCGGCTGATGAGGCTTTAGGAAGATCTACTTCCTATAGATTAGGATCTAAACCATATGGTATTTTTGGACAAGTAATTGATGGTAGAGTAAATTCCGGAGATAAAATGCGTTGGGATTCTAGAAAAGGAGCTTTAGAAGAAGGTGTTCAAAAAGCAATAAGAGGTGAAGGCGACTTAACTGTTAAACAAGCTATAGATAAATTTAACTTTGAAGCAACAGCAGCAGAAAAAAAATTTAATGCAAATAAATCTAGAGGATTTAAAAAAGTAACTATTCCAAGAATAGCTAAAGCACCACCAAGTCAAACAATAGCAAACAAAACAGCTTATAAAAAATATAAAAAATACTTTGATAAAAATTTTAAAGAATTAGGTTATAGTTTTAGAATACCAAAAGATTTATTACCTCTTCCGGATATAGCAAAAGGTTTAAAAGATAAAAAAAGTCCTATTTACAAAAAATATTTTAAAGACCTTAAAAAAGCAGCTGGAAATATTATTGATAATGTAAATCAATACGATGAAAAACAACTTTTTGAAAAATTACAAAAAAGTCCTAAGTTTGATTTATTTAAAAAAATATTACCACGACTTGTGTCTAACGATGATTTTTCTGAAAAAAGATATGCATCAGCAAATAATATTATGAGTGATGCTACTTATGTTGATGATATGACAGAAGAAGAAACATTTGGTAAAAAAAATCCTATAACAACAGGCATTGCAGGATCAACAGCTGTTGGTGGAACTATGTTGGCTCAAAAACCTGTAAGAACAGCAGCTAGAAAATTATTAGGAACCTTGGGAACAAATTTAGCGGCACTGCCTTTAATGGGCCATACAATTTATGGCAATGTAAAAAATAAAGGACAAAATATTGTTGATGCAGTAGTTGATCCGTTCGTAGGTGCTGAATTTTTATTACCTGGTATTTTTAGAGAAAATGTTGACAAAATTACTAAAAATCCAAAGCTTAAACAATTATTAACTTTAGGAAAATTAGGTAGATATATGAATCCCGCAGGAGTAGGAATTTTAGGATTGGATGCAGTTCATCAAGTCGGTAAATTAGGTTATGAAGATCAACAAAGATTTAATGCGTTATCACCTAGAGAACAACAATCTGAAAGAGCAGAGCAAGAAAAGTTTGCTCAATCTGTCGAAGGTGCAGCAGAAGGTGGAATAATGAGGTTAAAAAAAAATGACTAAAGAAAATCCAACACTTGTAAAAAACATGAAACATGTTAAATTAAAAGCGATCCCACCTTTAAGAGGACCAAATCCTCAAGGCTTGATTAAAGAGAAAAAACAAGATAAACCAATACAGGAGAATAAATATGGCAGATATAGATAAGTCTCTTCCAAACGGTGCAAGACCCGAAGACGAAGTTGCAGAGGAAATTGATATTGAGGAGATTAAAGATAATCCTAAAAGCGCAGTAGAAATTTTAGAAGATGAGGATGGTGCAACAATTGATTTTGACCCATCACAAGTTGATATGCCAGAAGACGGCGGAGATCACTTTGCAAATTTAAACGAGTTACTTCCCGAAGAAGATACAAGTATTATTGGTAATCAATTACAATCTGATTACATGGAGTATAAAACATCCCGTGCTGAATGGGAAAGAGCTTACATTGTAGGCTTAGATCTTTTAGGATTTAAATATACAAACAGAACAGAACCTTTTCAAGGAGCAAGTGGTGCAACTCACCCTGTGTTAGCTGAAGCTGTTACTCAGTTTCAATCATTAGCTTATAAAGAATTATTACCTGCAGATGGACCGGTTAGAACCATGGTCATGGGTGCAACAAACCCGCAAAAAGAAATGCAGGCTCAAAGAGTTAAGAATTTTATGAACTATCAAATAATGGATCAGATGAAAGAGTATGAATCTGATTTTGATCAAATGTTATTTTATCTTCCATTGTCTGGTTCAACATTTAAAAAAGTTTACTATGACGACTTACTGGGACGAGCAGTATCAAAATTTGTTCCAGCCGATGACCTTATTGTTCCGTATACGGCTACCTCATTAGACGATGCGGAAGCAGTCATCCACGTTGTTAAGATGTCAGAAAACGATTTAAGAAAACAGATGTATTCTGGTTTCTATTCTGATATTGAATTGACAAAACCTACTGGCACTGTAACTAACGAACTTGAAGAAAAAGAACGTGAAGTTGAAGGTGTTAGTAAATCTCAAAGAATAGATCCTTTGTATACACTTCTAGAATGTCATGTTAATCTAGACTTAGAAGGCTTTGAAGATGTTGGTCCTGATGGCGAACCCACTGGAATAAAATTACCTTACATTGTTACAGTCGAAGAAGGTAGTAAAAAACTCTTATCTATTAGACGAAACTTTGCAGCTAATGATCCAAAGAAAAATAAAATCGATTACTTTGTCCATTTCAAATTTCTGCCAGGACTAGGATTTTATGGCTTAGGATTAATTCATATGATTGGCGGTTTGAGTCGTACTGCAACTGCGGCTCTACGTCAGTTATTAGATGCCGGTACATTATCAAATNTACCAGCNGGATTTAAACAAAGAGGTGTCAGAGTAAAAGATGATGCCGCTAATATACAACCAGGAGAATTTAAAGACGTTGACACTCCAGGTGGTAATCTAAAAGATGCTTTCGTATTCTTACCTTACAANGAACCATCACAGACTTTATTACAGTTGATGGGGATTGTAGTTCAAGCAGGACAGAGATTCGCGTCCATTGCTGACATGCAGGTTGGTGACGGGAATCAGCAGGCGGCTGTTGGTACAACCGTAGCTCTTTTAGAACGTGGTTCAAGAGT